TCCATTGAACCAGATTGGGGAAACACCTGTTGGCGTCAATGCACCTATTTTAACTGGACGCATAATTTACTCCTCTAAGTTCTAAAATCTATGCAACACGCGTAAACGTGTATGCTGTTGCGCTAGAGAACATAAGAGTAAATTTAGCTTGACCAGTCACGCCAGCAGGAATTGTTTTAAGACCAGCGCTGGCAGCAACGGCAGCACCTAGGGCTGATATAATACCATTTGTGGCAACTGCAATAGTTACTACGTTAGCGCCTGCGGTGTTATCAATATAAAGATCAAATACAGTGCCTTTTGATGCGCCTAGCTTTGTACCCAATAAAGTGCCAGTAGGCAATGTTAGAGTAGTGGCAGCAGCCGAGGTACATGTAATGTATCCTGCAGCGACCTTATCTGCCGTAAGTGTTGCAGTAGCGTTTGCTGTAACGGCTACATGCGAATAGGTAGGATTAACTATCTTGCCGCCGCTGATGCTGCCGGTTACGTTACCTGTCACGTTGCCGGTTAAATTACCTATAAATCCGTTGGTCGAAGTTACTGGACCACTAAAAGTTGTATTAGCCATGATAAATTCCTCACATGCGAGTTAAAAGAGGTTGCTGTCTGCATGTCGTCAGCCGAGGCTGTCAGCAACATTAATTGTCCCTAACTTTGGAAGGGGATCACCCAAAGTTAGGAACGGTACTTACTTATACGCCTGGTGTACCAAACACTGCACGCGGATCTGTCCAGCCAACTGTGTAACGCTCTGTCGCTTTGTAGCGCATAGAGTCAGTTGCAAAATCGCCTTCCATAGACTTCTCCAGACCACGGCGCATTAGAAGCTTTAAGCCTTCAGGTGCGTCAGTCTGTACCCACCATGCGGTGTTAGAAGTAATTCGAGACATGTTAGCCTGACCATCTGCCAATAAACCCATTGATTTAACGGGGTTAATGTCGTTGTCAGCAGTTCCAGACTTCAATACTGATTTAAGCAAAGTTTCCGCTTGGAAAACATTACTTGGTCCAGTAATAATCTGAGTCGGAGTCAAACGAATACGCTTACCATTGTTGTCAACAGCGTTGCGAATTTGAATGAGCATCTGCTCAAGAGAGGTCTGAGACAGAACAGCAGCAGTATTAAGCTGGTTGCTGAATGAACCCTGAACAATCGGGTGAGCAGTGTTAGTCAAAGAACGACCATCGCCACCAACGAATGCTGCGTTAAACGCACGATTCAATACATTGGCAGTTAATGTTTCTTTTGTCTCAATCAAAGATTGCGCCAAATGCTTGGCGTAAGTTTGACCGATACGAATGTGATCGCCGTCTTCAACCAATACTTTGGTCAATGCAAACGCAAGGCCATAGACATGGTAAAGATAACGCTGAACAAACAAGATACCGCCTGATTGATATGTAACTGCCATACCATCGGGAAGCTCAGGAGCCGCGCCAAAGCCATAAAGAACTGGTTCTTCGTGGTAGTTGCGTGGAATGCCTTTTTGCTCACGGAAAATTTGCTTCCATTCGTCAGCTCGTTGATCATAAACGCCATCAAAGACTTCGTTAAGGATTGGTTCAACAACCGAACGAAAGTCTGTACTTCTCATGGGAGTAGCCATTTTTCAGACCTCCTTATACAGATGCTACAGAAGCTTTGTATTGATGTTCGTTAATACGAACAGTCACTACAACAAATGCATCTGTAATCAGGTTATTAGGACCACCAGCAACGCCAGTGATCTGGTATTGACCAGTTCCGGCTTGGATAGCAGTTAAGGAAGTAGAGGACAGACCAGTGGCTGTTGAGCCGCCAGGTGTAGCTACAGTCCAATCGCACTCTTCGCCAACTGCTGTTTGAACCGTAGTTCCAGCTGCTGGGTTAGGGTACTCAACATCAAATATAGTTTCTGGATCGTCATAAACGAAAGCGATAATATTTGTTGCTGCGGCACTCGCTGGCCAAAATGGCGATAGAGTGGGCCTGCCTAACGCGTCATCATATTGGACGCCAGCAAAAATACCCAGATTAAGGATACCTGCAGATGTGCCGCCACGTTGGCCGTTCGATGTAGCTAATTGAATAACACCAGTATCTACTAGTTTTACTGGGTCTCCTGAGAATACGTTTTGTGCGTATCCGCTGGCAATGGTGTAAGCTTTCGCTGTGATTCGGCCACTATTGTGGTAGGAAGCGCGAAAGCCAAATGCTTCAGTAGTCGCTGACATACTGTTGCTCCTTTGGTTAAATAGATTGTTCGTCAGCCTAGATCAAATTGACCTAAGCGGCTCTCTCCAAGACTTTTACTACCATCACCTTCAACAATGTTGCTGCCCGATCCTTCAGCCTGTTGGGCCAAGAAGTCAGCGGTGTCTCGTAACTTACCTTCTTCTCGATTCGGAGCGTCATGATGGGCTTCCATCATAAACTTCTCGTACAAAGAAATAGGCAGCTTAAAAGCCAGCATTTCATTAACCCCAATGAAGCCTTGCCAATCACCCGTTTTGAGTGAAGCGTACTCCCAGCCAGGAACGTCTTCTGGCTTAACTGGTTCATATCCTAAGCGAATACGCATTTGGATTGAATCACGCGAGTTAGTTGTTGTAAGCCAGCACATATGCCAGCCGGGTAATTCAGGTAGATCAGGCAATGAAGACTGAAATAAATTCTGACGGAACATTTCTACGCGCTCGCTTTCCGAAACTTCCCGATTTTCTGTAATGACACGATCTGTCATCTGACGGTTCTCTCGTCCTTCGTCTGCGTGTTTCTTTAGTCGTTCGTCTGTTTTGCTCATATTTAGTCGCTCCTTGCAGCGATTGTTCTATTATGTGTGTTTTGCACATAATAAAGCAAGTTTTTTATTTAAGTGTTGCTTATGCGTTACTTTTGTCGTATGCAGCGTATCGCTTAACATATCGAGTCCGTAAGACAGGATCGTCCCACACTCCAGCTTCTACTAAAGCAGCTTTGCGTTCTGGGCTTATATAAACTTCCCTGCGAGTCGAAGACGGCGCGTGTTCTTTTCCTGACCCAACTGCTGGGCCACCCCGTGCCTTGCGAACAGACTTTTCAGGCTTTCGTGAACCCTCATCATCGTCAAAACGCTCTGGTAACCTACGCGCAGATCGAGCAGTTAGCTCGTCCCAGTATTCTTCGGTTTGAGGATTGTAACCATCTCGGCTAAGAGACTGATCAATCGCCATTACAATTGCAGAATCTTCATCTCGACCATGTGAGTCGTACCACGGATTATCTTCCATAAACTGCTTGGCATGATGCATGGTCCGATCATCAACTGATGGAGCTGTGTTAGTTTGTTGCGCTGCTTGCTGCTTGTTATAGTTTAGCTGCTGCGCTTTATTCATGGCTTCGTCACGATACTTCATCGCTTTAGTAACGTCATTGCCGTTGTTATTTTCAACGGCCTTGGCAATAACTCGTTCAGCCATTCCTACTTCTTTTTGTGCTTGAGCAATAGCTGCATCAATGCCAGTCAATTCTTGCTGGTGAGCACGTTGTTCTTGTGTGCTGATACGCCTCTCAAGGTCATCATTTCGACCTCGCAAGAAGTCCAACTCTGTTTTGTCGCGCTTGATGGCGGTCTCACGCCTTCCTTTACGATCTACTTTTTCTTTACGCCTACGTTCACGTATAGCCTCGCGCTCAGAGTCATCGTCATCAGACTCAGCCGCAACACGCTCGTCATCGTCATCATCAGAATCTTCTTTAGAAGGTTCTTCTTCAACAATCACCAGTTCTTCTTCTTGCTCATCGTTTTCAATCAGCACATCTTCAATATTTTCTTGTTCAGCCATTACTCATCTCCTTATCAGATGAATGCCTTAACTTTAAGGGGATCGCCAATTACGCTACCCAAAATGTCAAGATCATTAAAAATTACAAACATTGCTGCTTCGCCATTGGTTGCGTCAGGAATAGGTACTTCCCATCGGTCTCCTCCGTACTTAGCAACTCTCACAAACTCACCTTCCTTACACCAGTTTCCTTCTGGCCAGCTTTCCATCGTATTACGATTTTTAAAAGCTAATGGCCCAACTGTGACAACTTTGGCTACCTGCGTATTCCACTTCTCAGTGTCAGTGGTGTCCGTAGTTAGTAAAATGCCCCCAGCTGTTTTATTCTTAGCGGTGCGAATTTGAACCAGAACGCGGCTACCGAAAGGCTGAATGCCAGAACAAACTTCTGGAAAAGCCTCCGCGATTGCGTCCTCATAAGTCGTGGTCATTATTTCTTTCCTCGTCTAATAGATTTAAAAGTACATTAATGGATGCCTCGTAACCTGCAACCGTTCCTACCCGATACCCGTACTCAAAAGCATCGTTCTTATGCGGCTTCTGCAAGGCTTCAAGCGCAAACTCTGCTTGATTAGCCTTGAGAATATTTAGTAACTTTGAGTCTATATTCATTAAGCATTATTCTTAGGCTTTTTCGCTGTCTTAGCTGCGCTCACAAAAGCCCCAGCTGATGGCGCACCTGCCTGCCCTTTCTTACGCATTTTCTCAAGCTTACCTGTAGCTGGATCTTTTTTACCAGCTGCAACACGTTTCTGTTTAGCTGCAATATTTGCGTACAAACCTGGTTTAGCTGCCATGAAATATCTCCTGTTATGCGGGTGTGTTACCAGAACCTGTTTTAATCATGTATCCAGCAGCCATGCGCTTGTGCTGTCTTACTTGATCTGAGTCCATATTGACTGCACCGCCCTTAGCGTAGCCTTTAGTTTTCATTTTACCGCCTTTGGTTTTACCGCCTTTGGCGTAACCTTTACTTTTCATCATTTTCTTCTTCCTCTGCTGCATAAATGTTATCAAAAACTTGGTTAACGTCCAGCGTATAATCCAGATCAGACTTGCTGTAGTGGATATGCTGGGACGGCCTGAAATCAGGAGCGCCTTCTCCCAATTCAAACCAAGCTGGGTGACTTACCCGGACCCGATTATTCGGTAACGCTACTATGTTACCCGTCCATTTTCCTGCATCAAGAAGTTCTAGAACGTGCGCCTGCTTATGTTGAGCTGGATCGTCTGCTACTTCTGAATCGGTATAGTCCACCGTAAAATAGTATTTGGCAGGATAAAACTTCCCGTCAATCTTTGCCAGCCAAGGGGCTGGCGTACATCGGTCTATAACATAGACGCTGTGAGTGTGAGATGCACAATCCCAAGGCTGGGCGTCATGTGTAGACATTGGCTCTGGCCACTCGTCAACTGGAGTGTCCCCCATTAGAGCAGTTATGGGCATTCTTGCCC